CGAACTATTAACTCCTGTTTGTCTGTCTGCGTTTGCGAACGCTTCTTGTTGTGCGAGACGAAACTTCTCGTTCGCTTCCTCGATGGCCTCCTCATGCGAAGAGCCGTGATACCAGCGTTCCATGATGTACTCAACACAGAACGCACGACTCCAACCGTACTTACGAGTCAGAAAGCCGATTGCGTTTTCTTTCTGTTGCGGAGTCATTTCCATTCCCCCTTGTATGTCGGATGATTACGCATCGAACGAGCCAACTCGTCACGGGCGACATCACGGATACGAGTCTCGTAGCCGTAGATGAAGCCCATCACGAAAGCCGTGAGGACAAAGAGAATGGCGAAGAACGCCACGCCCCAATAGTTGCTGATGATGATTGCGCTTACCATATGTGTTTCCTTTTGTATCTGTAGTTCCGCACCACAGAGTTGATGGCACGAGTCGGAGGGAACAACCCGTGCCATCTCACCGCATTGCGGACTAGGTTGATAGGGAACTATCAGCCGTAGATTGCGTCAAGAGCAAGGTCGATGTACTTGGACGGCACACCAGCCTTGACCATGTTCGCACGAGCCTGACGGCGAGTGACCTTGACGCTTGCGCTTGGCTTCTTCTTGGACGGCTTCGGCGCACCGTTGAGGTGACGACGCAAGTCATCCATGTTCGTGTAGGCGTAACCGACACCGAACTCGAACGCTTCACGCACGGCATTGGTGCTCTTGCCCCACTTCTTCATCGCCTTGAGAGCGACACCGACATACTGACGGATGGTCGCAACCGAATGGCTCTCAGTCTGCGACGCACGAGCGTAAGCCGATGCGTTGCCACCGAACGACGCCAAGCACTCACGCCCTGCGTCAAGCCAACCCTCAAGTTCCGTCAAACGTCCCTTGACGATGAGAGCCTCGTGGCGGATGAAGTTGCTCTTGATGTTTGCCTTGTTCTTCATTGTCTTTGTCCTTGTCTTTTGTATGCGATGAACGCCATCGCTAAGCGGGTGAACATAATGAACACCGAATGTCGCATAACCTGATAGGTAACTATCAACCTATGCGAACATCGCTATTCACTTTGCCAATGCGAGAACCTCATTGACGCATTCGTCGCAAGCGCAACCGTTGTTGCTCTTTCTCAGATAGCGCAACATCTGTTGCCACCAGTATTCGTTACCAGTCTCACGCCACATCGTGGCGCAACGCTTTGCCATGCCGTACATATGTCTGTCTCTCTTTCTTGTTAGAGCACCGTTCCTATCGGCGCCGTTGTTGGTTCATAGACAGGTTGTATTAGATATTTGTGATTTCGTATGCGCCAGTATTGGCACGGTATTGGCGACATTTCACACGACATTGGCAACACCCCCCGTGCGGCCCCCCACCCACCCAGCAACTAAATGGATGGGACGAGCGCAGAGCCGTATGACTTTTTTGGGAAAATAGGGGTATGGGTCCAAAAATATGGATGCGGACCTTATTTTGTAAGGTTTTTGTTAGCAATCCCACTTACGCAGAGCAAGTGCCTTACGAGTTGGGCGCCCTTTGGAGTCTTTCATAGGCCCCGGCATGCCCCCCATTCGGGCACAGAATGACTTGCGTCGAGCCGCTGACTTGGGGGACTTCTTTGCCTGCTTTGCAGAGACAGGGGGCTTGAGGTTCATGCCTTGCGCCCGTGCTGAGGCACGGCCTTTGGCATTCAAACCACCAGCAGGGTTTTTGCCTTCCTTGCGTTGCCACGCAGGTGTTTTTGCCATTGTCTTTTCCCTTTACTACTCGAACTGTCGTTTCATCCCACCCGCCTGTGGCGGTGGGATAACGGTCTTTTCCCGTCCCCCCCTATAGTCCCCCCCACCCGTTACATGACAGTGTCAAGTCGTGTGAAGTAACAAAACGACACATAGGTGATGGCGCAAAACGAAGAACTCACCTTGACAGCACAACAGCAAGAGTATCTTGACTGGTTGTGCACGGCACCCTCTGAACGGGTGCCCCCGTCAAAGCACAAGATGGCGACCCACTTGGGCGTCAATGAGACGACCCTCCGCCGTTGGGAGAAGAAGGAAGTCTTCCGTAAGCAGTGGCAGACGGCGGTGGATGAGGTTCAGGGGTCGCCTGAGCGAACCCAGCGACTTCTGGACACGCTGTACAGCAAGGCTCTCGATGGTGACACGAAGTCTGCCCAGTTGTATCTGACCGCTACGAACCGTATGGCTCCGCCTACGGTTACGGTGCAGTCGTCAAAGAAGGCGGCTGAGTTGACGGATGAGGAACTCGACAGCCTGATTGCGGCTGTAGCGGAACGGGAGAAGTCGACCCGTACGCAACTCAAGGTTGTATGAGTGGGAGCGTTGAATGTCCGACGTGTGGCTGTGAGTATCCTCCTGTTGCTTGTCGTTGGCGCTGTCCTGAATGCGGTTTCAAGGATTCGTGTTGCGAGGGTGAACCCCGTAAAATGAGAGAGGATGACTGATGGCTACTCCGGGTAGGTTGAATCTGAAGATTGTTCGTGGCGATACGCAAAACATCGTCGTGAATCTGACTTCGAATGGCACCACACCAATCGACATCACGGGTCGTACGTATCGTGCGCAGATTCGCACTACGAAAGACTCTGGCATTGTCGATGCGGCGTTCACCTGCACGGTGACGAATGGTGCGTCTGGTCAGGTGACTTGTTCGATGTCTGCGGCTACGACCGCTGGTCTTGCCTCTGGAACCCATTATTGGGACTTGGAGGAAACGAACAGCGGAGTAGTGACGACTATTTTTGCTGGCACCGTGACGGTGTTGGCGGATGTGACGAGGTAGCGATGGCAACTCAGAATGTGACCGTGAGTGTTGGCGATGCTATTTCTGTTATCTCGTCTGGCACCATCGGACCAACTGGAGCACAGGGAGCGCAAGGCGCTCAAGGAGCACAGGGTGTTCAGGGTGCACAAGGGTCGCAGGGTGCAACGGGTCCACAGGGTGCTCAGGGTGTTGCTGGCCCTCAGGGTGTTCAGGGCAATACGGGTGCACAAGGCTCGACTGGTTCGCAGGGAGCACAGGGTCCTCAGGGTGCGACTGGTGTTCAGGGTCCTCAGGGTTCAACTGGTGCTCAGGGTTCTGTTGGTCCTCAGGGTCCGCAGGGTAATGCTGGTCCGCAAGGTTCGACTGGTCCACAGGGTCCAGATGGTCCTCAAGGCGCTGTAGGTTCACAGGGTGCTACTGGACCGCAGGGTGCTCAGGGCGCTCAAGGCGCCCAAGGTGCTGTTGGTCCTCAGTCGACAGTTCAGGGTCCACAAGGTGCCCAAGGACCTCAGGGTGCACAGGGTGATGTTGGTGCCGCTAGCACCGTTCCCGGTCCACAAGGACCGCAGGGGGCGACTGGACCTCAGGGAGCGCAAGGGCCTCAGGGTGCTCAGGGTGCTACTGGTTCGACAGGCATCGAGAGTGGAACTACTGCACCAATGGACACTTCGGTTCTTTGGAATGACACTGGGGCGACAGACTCAAGCATTTCTTCGACCGTTGTTGATGCGAAGGGTGATTTGATTGTTGCTTCTGCCGACAACACAGTTGTGCGTTTGGCGGTTGGTTCGAACAACCTTGTCCTCGTTGCCGATAGTTCTACTGCTACTGGTGTCAAGTGGGGTGTTCCGGATTATTCAGATGACCAGAGTGTTTTGACCAATCAGGTTTTCAGTTAGGGGTATCATGTCTGTTCTCAAAAAGTACAATTCGATAACTTCTCAATGGGATTCCATTGTTGTTGGTTCTTCTGGGCCTCAAGGTGCGCAGGGCGCACAGGGCGCACAGGGGGCACAGGGTCCGCAGGGGCCTCAAGGTATTGCTGGTGCTGTAGTCGTTACATCTTCTACTAGACCAAATTCACCATCTGATGGACTCATGATTTACGAAACAGACACGGACCGTATTGCTGTTTACGACGGTAGTTCATGGGTGTACAAAACAAACGCAACCGCACCAGATTTAGCAATGGCGATTATGCTGAGCCCAACAAGCGTTGCTGGAACAGGTGTATCACTTAGCGGTGGAAAAGTATCGTTTACTTCCGCCAGCAGCGTTTCGGTGAATGGTTGTTTTTCATCTGCATATTCAAAATACAGGATTATCATCAATCCAAAGTACAGTTCAACTTCAGATACACTAAGAATGCGTTTCAGGGCGAATGGTACAGACAATTCAGGCGCCTATTACACGCATAGTATTTACACAACACACAGCGGAGGTCCCAGTAGGGCCTATGACTCCAATCTTTCCAATGGATACATTGGTTGGGTTGCTGACATCTCTTGGGACCTGAATATGGAAGTACATAATCCATTTGCCGCTGATTACACATCGTGGACTTCTCTCGCAAATGGGATTGGTTCGAACAGTGCAGTTGCTGGAACGCTTTGGGGGATGCATATGGTTCAATCTTCATTTGATGGTTTTACGATTTTCCCACCATCTGGTTCCATAACTGGTTCTTTGCGTATTTATGGGTACAGGGAGTCAATTTAGGTTTGATTTCTGTCATTACGACAACATACAACACCAACCCAGACGTACTAGCCCGAACATGGGCATCCCTGAAGGCACAAACCTTCAAGGACTGGGAGTGGATCATCTGGGATGACTCCACGACTAACGACGTCTGGAATCAGGTCTACGGCTTTGCCTCCGACGAACGCTACAAGATTCAGATGCATCGCTCACATGTGCATTGTGGCTCCATTGGAGCGGTCAAGCGCAAAGGATTCATGGTCGCTGAAGGCGACATACTGGCAGAACTCGACCACGATGATGAACTGACTGTGGACTGCCTTCAGAAGGTCAACGACACATTTGAGGCAAACCCAGAGGCTGGGTTCGTGTATTCGGACTGGTGCGAGATTCTCCCATCTGGCGAGTCTGGGGTCTACCCCAAGGGCTGGGCCTTTGGGTACGGCTCGGAGTATTGGTCAGACCAGTACGGGGTATGGGTAATGTCGGCTCCTCCTGTCAACGAGATAACGATGGGGCACATCGTGTCAGCCCCAAACCACATCAGGGCTTGGAAAGCAGACCTGTACAGGGAAATTGGGGGACACAATCCCACCCTGCCAGTGGCCGATGATTACGAACTGTGCGTTCGGACCTACCTTGCAACCGACATGGTGCACATCCCCGAGATGCTGTACAAACAGCACATCGGGGGTCATACGGCCCAGCGTCAGCGTAACGATTTGATACAAAGGTTGGTGGCAGAGATTTCTGCGGAACACGCTGGGTCTATAAAAGCCAAGGCATCAGGTAACGAACGGAGTCTTTAGTATGGCAACATTTTCAAAACTGACCCTGAGCGGTTCAACCGATGGTCGAGCCATCAAGGTTGCCGCCACGGCAACCGCAGGAACGCTGATTCACACAGCATCCAGCACCTCGACCACATTCGATGAAATCTGGCTCTACGCACAGAACACCGACACCGCTGACCGCAAGTTGACGATTGAGTTCGGTGGAACCACCGCACCAGATGACCTGATTGAGGTCACGGTTACTGCGGAGTCAGGCCTGTTCCTTGTTGTCCCGGGTCTCGTTCTGAAGGGGAATGCAACTCCTCTGGTCGTCCGTGCATTTGCGGCTAGCGCAAACGTCCTGACGATTCACGGGTACGTCAACCGAATCACGGCGTAACGATGTCGATTCGTGGACGAGACAGGGTCTCTCAGTTAGTTTCTACTTGGGGGCGTCGACCAGCAGCCGCTGGCGTCGCACCCGGTGCTGCAAGCGGTGGAACATCATCTTCAATCACCGATGGTGGAACTGCGTACACGCTTCTTACCTTCACTTCCGATGGCACATTGACTGTCACGAAGCAGGGCGAGTTTGAACTCTTCTTGTGTGGCGGAGGCGGAGACGCTGGAACCAACTTCATTGGTCGTACCTACGGCGACTCTGGTGGTACTGGTGCATCTGTGACCATCTGCAAGATGGTTCTTCCTGTCGGCACATACGCTGTTGACGTTGGTGCACCTACTGCTTCTAGCATCTTTGCGGATGCGACCGCTTATCGTGTTGAGGGTTATCGTGGCAACCGTGGTGGTTCTACTGGTGAATTCTC